AAAGCCGGCAAACTTAACTGTATCCCTATCAAATTCACTCACTCTATTTTACCTTTATATTTTTAGATTTTAACAACCCAGTATCAATAGAGGTATCTATACCATTCCTGGTCAGTAATAAACTAGTCATGAAACTAGACCCAAGAATGTGGGTAACCCTTTGAACCAGCCCATAACCGCTATGTTGATACATTAATAAGTTTCCACCAACGAATGACTCGCCAAATATTATCTTAACCAAATCACCGGGGGCGGCATTTTCCAACCCCCCAACACTTATCCACATATTAATTAATCCATTAATTCTTCTATAGTATGACCCACGCATTCTACCATTAAAGTTTCCGGTAAAATCATTGCTTCTTCCAAGTCCGGTAACAAACACGCTATCATTAACATTATCACCGTCAACCAACATTCTTTCCGCTAATGCTGGACAGTCATCAATACTAATAGAATTCTCTGTATATACCCCGGTTTCATAATCAAAGTATCCATAATCCTGTGAAGCTGCACCAAGATCAGATATTATTGGTGAATTATCAAACACCTTATATTCAATCACTGGTATTAAGTCTTCATATGGCTTGTGGGATATAATAAATCCGTACTTTATTGGTTTTGATAAAAGTTCGTCAAGACTATTAAAAACCAAAGTCTTGCCATCACTAGTATTTTTTATAAAACTGTAATAACAAGACTCGTTCCCCCTTCCAACAAGATTATCTGATAAGTATCTAAGTAGCTTTGCATCTGTCCATCTTGGCTGTATTATAGTCTTGTCATAATTTAATGATTGACCAACCTCAGTATTCTTTATACCCAATTCACCGGCTAATGACTCAATACTAGTCTTAACATTCCCAGTGATTGCCCTTCTATACAAGTTTGTTAAAATTCCAGGAACGTTTAACACTCCCTCTATCTGATACTTCCTATCAGAATCAGGCTTACGCCTCTTAACGGAGAAGTCAAAGTTATTAACCTCATTTGTATAGTCCGTCCTAGAAAACTCCAGTGTTATATTATTCATTTCCTTATCAAACGGAGTTATTTCCCCTAGGACGCCAGTAGCATCCATCACTGATATTTTAAACGTAGGTAGTAGTCTATCAATATCCTGCGTAACCACTATACTATCTACCATCTGTGGGGATACAGGAACATCGATATCTCCAAATTTTAAATTAATATAGTAATTACCTACTAAATTCATTACCTAACCTTATTTCGTTTCATAAAATCATACATATCAAGTCTATTAGGAACTTGTATAATCATTCCCTCAACCAAATCCGTGAAAACATTATTAATATTATTAGCTACCATTAACAACCACCAGAATTCAACCGACCCGTAACACTTCATGCTAATAAGCCATGGTCTTAGTATATCGGATGAGTCAACTCTGTAGTATGATGGTTTATAATTCATACTAAACCCGGATAAACTATTCCACAGGTGGTCCAATTCATCAACACCATCAATGGTCAATTTTGTAAAAAATATACAACGATCCAAGTTACCCCCGCGTTATGAAGCAGACAGTATTCCCTTTGTATACATTTTATCAAGTTCCTCGGTAGTCGTCATCTCATATGTTTCAAATACAACATTCACCGTTGCACTTATTGGATTTCCATCATTAGACATGGTTGGCGGAATGGAAACGCCCACCTTATTAAGAATTACATTATAAAATGTTAAAAATCTACCAATTTCAATAATAATAACATCACCACCACCCATTCCCTCTTTAATTTTATTAAATCTAGTCCCACTATTTTGTCCGCTTGTTGACCTTAAGTCAAGAATTCCACTTAGAGTAAACGGGGTAGGACCAGGAGGAATTAGAGTTGGTACATTACTAATTACATCTTCTAACAGCGTGTTATCATTAGATGAATTTGATCTTTCACTTGGTAAAGACATCTTCTGAAGAATTTTGCAAGCCTCAACAACTTCAATTTGTGTATTCTTTACCGCCTCAAATCTAAGCATTAATGACAAAGTTATTGGGGTTGATCCTTCCCATAATCGTCTACTACAAGCCTTAGTGACAAGAGACTTTCGACCACCAGTGAACATTTGCACCGTAGTATTACCATTGTCAAGTAATTGGGTTGGAATAAATGGCTTCCACCTTGATTCAACATCCATCTGAATGGGTTCTTGCAAAATAGACACAACTGAACACTGGTTTCTTATACTAGTTATAGTTACTAAGTACTCTGGTGGAACCTTTTTCCCATCTGAATTTACAAATCCAACTGTTTGCCACCCCCGATTTTGGGTTTCAATTTCACTAACAAACACAGTTGAATGAATATTATTATCACTTGGTTGGGTTGGCATTATTGGTCCCCAATGGTTAACATCCCGTTAGAATGCATGTTAATAAGTGGGTCTGCAGCATCATACCTATTCCCAGTAGACGGAAGTTTAACCACTGGTTGAACCTTATTAGCATCATTTCTCCTAATATCATTCAGTATGGTGGTAATACCAGATGATATTCCCCTGGATAATTCTTTAGAAAATCTTTCTATATCCATATTGTCCAATGGCTTCACTGGAATGGAACTAAACTTCCTTTCGTATTCTTTAGTAATTTCCTGTATTGGTTGAACAGTTGGAACTTTTGGTTTAAACCCAGTAACCTTCTCTACGGCACCCTTTACCGCCTTAAACGGCTTTCCAAATACCCCTATTGAATCAAGTATCGATTCAAACTTTCCATACGGTGTACCAGAATACTCAACAGAACGAGCCTTTTGAGAGGCCAGTCTATTCTCCGATAACTCCTTTATTAATTCAGAACTAGAAATTCCACGCTTGCTAGCATAATTACTAATTCCACCAGATTCTTTTATTTTGGATTCAATTAGATTACTTTGTCTCTCAAGTCCGACAGCAGCACTTCCGGCTTTACGCGATACGTCAGAGAGTTCACCGGACTTTTTAAAGGCTTGATACATTTCATAACCGGCAAATGCAAATGCACCGGCAACACCAGCAGCCTTAAATCCAGAAATAATTCCTGTTTTAAATAAATCCGTAACACTTCCAACTGTAGGAAGTCCAACACCAATTTTTCCAGAATCATAACCAGTTGGTTGAATTTTCCTAATTCTCTCTATTAACTCTCTAGTCCACTTTGCCTTATACGCTTTATCATTGAAAAACATGAATAAAGAAGATAGTGATTCATGTCTACTGTACTGTTGACTTACACCATGAAATCCACTGACAAAATTTTGCCCCCCACTTAATTCTCCAGTTCTATTTGATTCGTTCGTATTATACGATTCTTTTTTTGATCCAAACTTCTTAACTTCATCAACAACATCACTAGCAATGTCTAGTAATGGAAAGAATGGACCCATTGCAGCAATCTTGGTACCTTCCCACAGACTTTTAGCCATTTTCCTAGTTCTTGGCATTATATCATTAGATCGTTTATTACCGGATCTACCAAAACCCCTCTTAGCTAACTTCTTAGTAATATTTAACTGGTTAATTGATACCCCAGTAGTCTCCGTAACCCTATCTATTTCCTCTCTAAAAGTACTGACCTCTTCCATTTGATCAATAAGTCCCTGCTTATCAGATTCTATTCTATCTATAGCATTATATAGTGCCTTTTCCTGATCCTTTTTTATTTCTCCACTTAACAGTACTTCTTCGATAATTGACTTAACTTCTGAAATAAGTTCCAAAGTTCCAGAAATTCTAAGCTTAACTGGTCCACGACCATAAGTTTTTAACAATTCCCCAAAGAATGTAGTATATTCCCCACTATACTTTGAGTACAATATATCAAGTACTCTAGAACTATAACCATCCATGATTAAATTTCTTCCGTCAAAGTATCCTACATTTTTACCCATTTTCCGGTTCTTTAGAATTTGTCAATTGCTTCCTAAGTCTATCGTGAAACCACGATAATTTTCTAACATCCATTGACCTAATTTCGTCAATTGAAAACCCACCATGAAATTTTAAATCAAATTCCCTTTCCAATAAGTCTTGCAAGGGCCTCACCCCTTGGAAAAATGAAGTCAAGTCGAAAGGGAACATTTACAACACCATCCTTACCACACTTAGGACATACAAACTTGGTACTCATGTTTGGTCCGTGATAATACTTTTCATGAAATCCGCGAATTGTTGCCAGATCAATTGCCTTCAACTTCCCAAGGAAATTAATCCTATCGGTCATATTTTTATCATCAACTATTGTCCTTGCACATTTATACACCAACCCCATACTACCAGAGCTTCCGTCAGATATTTCATCTCCAACCGTCAACAGTCTCAAATTAACATCCACTCCTGAATCCGGAAGATGAACCAAATGTGGAACAGTAAAACCTTCAGGAATGTATACCACGTCCAATTCTCTTAGGTCAACACTTATATCAATATCTTCCAAACACTCACCACATACAGTCTTCTCACTAATAATTCCGCCGTATGACTTAGCATACTCCCACACCATGATATATTGGATATCACCAACCGTGAGGAGATTTGGATCAATTCCAACCATAGCACCCTTCAAGATCATTGCATACTTATGGTATAAATTAGTTGGATTAACCTCGGCCAAAAAAATTTCATCAAGACCAGTGTACGCCCTAATCTTAATTGATTCAGAATTAACCCCATACTGAACACAACGACTAGGAAGAGTAATTGGAAGGAATGGCTCAATTTCACTCATTAAATGTCTCCGGTAAATTTATAATCCAAGTTTTGACTTTACAGTCGATCCAAGTGCACCCGCTACTACATTAGTTATACCAGACCTAATGTCGCCAATAAGTGACTTGGTTTCAATGGTATCAAAACTGATTTCTACATCATACTTAAGAACTTCTTCCCTAGAGTATGATAAATCTATGGATGGGAGATTCTTTGGAAATGCCCCGTTAAGTGTTAGTTGTAACGATTGAACACCAGATCTATCGTACATGCACAGATACACTCTCTTTGCATATTTTGACTTTGGATAAAAGTATCCATCACCATCGATAGCCAACAGTCTCCATTCCTTGAAATAGTCATACACAGAGTTATCAATTGGAACTATAAATGAGAGTACTGCTGATGTCACAGTTTGCACACCAGCATAAAACCTCTGAAATCCACCATATCTAACAGATGACAATTCAGACATGGAGTAATTTCCAACTTTAGCATCCTGGCAATACTGTGATACCAGAACCCCAATTATTCCATTAATGTTCTCTGGCATCATCAACTGCCAATTATACGACCTTTGTAGCATCCATGCTCTAGTTAGTATGCTACCAGCTACTCCAGGAAGGTCTAATTTTAGCAATTGAGACACTTTATTACCTGTACCTATCTATCTATTTAGATACTTAATTAATGCAACGTATTCAAACATTATGAGGATCTTACCCAGTAGTCATACGACCATGTAACGTTGTACCTAAGCATGGTATCATCATCATACGAGACAGGAGTTTCATCCATTAATTCCGGGTAACATCCAACCAACTTAATCCTAGTTGTTACGGCACCGAGT